AAATTTCTTCTATTGTCTTCGCTGTCATTGTTATTTCCTTATAATTAGTAATCTATTTTAACTTTAATTTTTGTTTTGTCGTCTAACTTTGTTACTTTTGCATCATTAATGCAATTATAAAAAAGAGATTTTTTAATTGCTTTTAAAATTTCTTTGATATCAGTATCGACATCAATGATAATTTCTTCACCATATTTTATTGTAGATATGATACGGTGAATCTTTTTTTCTAATTCCGTATTAAAACGGAGGTTTGCTTTTTTTGAATTAATCATAATATCCATATAGTTACCTTACTTTTTTAGTTAACAAAAAAGGTCAAGGCATTGCCTTGACCTTATTCATTGTTTTGTTTTGTCTTGCTCTAATCAGATTAGAGTAAAAGTATATTTGGCTGCTGTTTCGTCAAAATCTACGACCATAAAATGCTCAGTATCAGGAGTCATAAATTCTTTGATTCCATCTGTTGCGAATAAGATAGTCATATAATGGAACTCATACTCACGGAGATTATCACGGTCTGCCTTTGACAATTTTGAAACTCTATCGTCAGATAGAAAATCATACATATGGCCAAGGTTCAGAGAAAATCTAATGTCTGGTCTAACTTGACCCTTAATGATTTCACTACCTGGATCATTACCCCAATAGGTTTTTTCAACAGATGGCGCATCATAAAGAGATGGAGTCATCTTTCTTTTTGTATTACGCCGCGAAACTAATCTTGTCTTAGCTTTATTGTATTCCGCAGCACTTAGTTTTCTAATTTCCATTACTGAATCCTTTCCGGGAAACTATCATTGCTAGTTACAGTTGTTGTAATATTAATTGATTCGTTATTGATTCTGGCAATCGTATCAATACGGCCAGTCATTTGTGCTGACTTACTGTGAGCTTTTGGTCTAGCACGAACCTGAGTATTTGAGAAATTGTTTTCGGGATCCAAAATCTCAATGTTTGGATCATTGTTGCTATTACGCTGATCTTGAGCTTTAGTCATACGATTTACCGCAGCTACAAGATTAAGAAGAAGACCAGCATTAAACTGAAAGCCTTTGGTTGTGTAACAGATAAAGTTAGAATCAACTTGCTCAATACGGCAAACCACGCCATAATCGTTATCTTCATCCTCAATCTCCAAGCCCATCAATTTATCATCAATAAGCTCTGCCTTTGACTTGTTGTCAGGTATGAACATACTAATCACCTATCGCTTTCATTAAACTTATCATTAGACTTATTCGCTGACTCATGGGGTCACCCATTGGGACAGCCTATCAGACAGAAAATTCATACACTACACATAGAACACATTTTTTTTTGGCTGACGGAATCGGCCGCTAAACAGCGAATTCTTTATGAAAGCCTAAAAAGAAGAGATCGCACAAAGCTGCCGCAAAGCCTGCCGCGAAGCTTGCACAAAGACTGCGATCAAGCCGGGAATAAATCATCAATTAAATAATTAACGCCCCGTGATTTTATTTAAAATTATCCTAAAATTGAGTATGCGTTTCTTGGGGTATCGCAGCGTTTTGCTTTTTTCCCGATTTCCAAACTAATCTGGCTTAACGATATTGCGCTCTAGCCAGTTAGCCATTACGCCTTCATATCTCATACGACCCCAATGAGTCATTTCAATAGATGGATCTGTCCAAACTTTACCGCCAATTTCTTGCCAGTATCTACAGAATCCATAATCCTCTGATAAGAATCTGTGCTTGACATCATCAACATAAGAATTAAAGAAAGCGTATGTCCATTCACCTTCTTCTTTTGTAAGACCGCCTGTATCATCAACATATTTCAAATGGGGGTATGCTTCTATAAGTTTGAAAATAGTTTCTCTTTTTATGAGCATAAAACCAGTACCGGCATCATAAACAGAAATAGCACCCTTATCAACCTCAACACGGTTATTGACAGGATCTGCAATAGCATTAACAACATATCTCAAACCGTGCTCTAATAACTTATCTGGCTCCACGCCATTTTTTGCAGCCAAAGCAACAGCTTCCCAGTTTACATTTTTAATTGGATAAGACCCGGTAACAACATCTTTATCATGCCATAAAAGTTTTATAATGTCATCAGGAATAAAAGCAAGGTCACAGTCAATAAACATGATATGAGTGAACTCTTCATTGGCCATAAACTTGGCAACCATCTGGTTTCTTGATCTAGAAATTAAAGAGTCAGAAAGCGTGCAAACTGAAAATTTTAAGCCGACTTCTTTAAAAGCCATGGCTGTTCTAATTAAAGACATAACAGTAGGCTCAGATATTAATTGGTCATAACATGGTAAAGCTAACATTGGATACCACTCAGCAATTTGCTCAGCGTTAATCTCAATGGTTTCTTCTTGGAAAATTGTCATATAGAAAATTATACAAAAAAAAATGGGCCTGGGAGTTACCCAAGCCCATTTTTTTTAATTTTGTTTACAAATTAATTAGGCATTATTCCTGGAAGAAGTCTTGACAGACTTAACATCCTTAGCCGTAACACTGCTCTTTGCATTCTCTGAGTTATTTTCAGCAACAGTTGGGCAGCGGTAGAACAGTTTGTTTTCGTTCCGATCAAAGTGAATCGTAACTTTCATGTCAAGTTTCTTGGCTTGAGCACGAATTCTCTGCTGTAAAGAATTAAACTTCTTACCAGGCTCAACATTTGCGATCATCTTAACCGCTCCCGTCTTGCTGGAATCAATCAAAGAATCAATGATTGACTGAAGTTCTGCCGATGTTCTACCCGACCGAGTGATCTGGGGAAAACTATCAACATTCTGGATACTGATGTTCATTGTCATTTCCTTATTTTTGCGAGAGCACCTTGCTCTCTGTTGAACGTCATCGTAGCAGTCACCCAACTGAATTGTCGGTTGTTTCTCAATGAATTATAAAATTCTTTGTTTGCCCAAAAGACTGGTGCCGGTTGGTTTCGGAAAAGACCGTTAGATAATCTCTAACCATTTTTTATTTTCTTCACTATTTAATTCATGCTTGCTATACCCATCAACAAAGGTTTTAATATCAGAGTTATAAACTGTCACAGTTCCATAATCTTCCATGTCTTCTAAATCCTCAACCGCTCTTGGATCTTCAACACCATATATTTCAACTTCAAGTTCTAACTCTACGGCCATGTTGTCAATAGAATTAAAAACAGAACCGGCCAAAGCATCAGCCAAATCCTTACTTCCAGAATTGGGATGGTCAATTTTATTATTGGAAAAAAGTCTTAATTTCAACAATTCTTCCTCAACAAGAAGTTCATTCCAATACCCCCTCAGTCTTGTGTCATAAATTGAAGTCATCAAGGTGTCATAGTCTGTCTTCTTAACGCTATGGAAATCTGCATTAATGCCTTGAGCCCTTAAGCTTTGGATCATTTCAATTGATTGCCAACGGTCAAAAGTCACCTTAGCAACATCAAATTTTCTACACAAATCTATAATCATTTGTCGCACAGAAGCAAAGTTAATTTCGGCACCGGGGCTTGCTTCCCAAGCATGAACAAAATCAACATTAATGATCGGCAACTTTTCAATCCCCATTGAAGTTTTGACTTCTTTAAAGCCAGAACAGTGAGTCATACATAAAGCCGATCTGTCTCGTTTTAATCCAAGGTCAACATGGATAAATCTCCTGTGTCCATCTTTATTGTTGAACCAGGGCTTATAAACTCCGTCTTCATCAACAGGGTTATCGCTGTGCATAAAAGCTTTTCTTACAAGATCTGCATCTCTAAAGTAAGCATCTTCCATGTTAGGTGGCTCACACTCAAAGCGAGCCTTTGCCTCAATTGGATTTCTGATGTATTCGGACTCAAGTTGCTCTCTTTGGATAGTAGGGTTAACTTCCCAAGTTGCAGCTTTAATTGACCAAGTTTTAGGTTCTCCTTTCTCAATTGAGCCGAAGTACCTTTGCTGAATAAAGTCTCCTTTATATCTTGGGAACGAAAGTAGAATAACTTTGCCGACTTCGGGGAAACGAGACATAACGGATAACTTACTCATGTTATAAATCGCTGAGGCTGAGCCTTTTGCTCGGATTTCACCTTTAACTTCTGCGTCCGTCTTAAAAGCTGATATTTCATCCAACACAACGGTTAAAACTTCATAACCTTCCCAACCTTCACTTTCAGAGTGACCAGAGAAACATCTTACAGGTCTGCTAAAGAAAAAAATCTCAGAGACTCTGGGTTCAAAACCAACTTGATTAAAAAACGGAGAACTCAACAAAAGGTTTTTGAGAGGTTCAAAGAAAACACGCTGAGCTTGTTGCGCATTAACGGCCAGGTTGAGCAAATCTATATACACACCGTTGGCTTTACCGTAATAACCAAGCGGGTCCTTTAAGCAATGTAATAAATAAGAAGTATATGCAATTGAGATCCTTGAGCAGTGGTCTTTTCCGCTACCCTTACCCAACATGCAAATCACTTCATTATCTGTATATTTCTTATAATAATCACTACCAGCTTTTGTACCCATTATCTTTTGTAATGTTTTTTCTTTAAAAATTTGCGTACTATGACGGACAATTTCTGATTGAATTGGCGACAAATTAGGGAGACCAAGATATTTTTTATCAGTAACAAAAACGTCAATAGAAACTGGTTCTTCAACCAGTTCATCTTGATTCAACAATTTATCAAAATCTTCATAATTAAGATTGACACCAATAAAGTCAGACATAAACACCTGGGTTGGGGCAGTTTGAAGGGTCTCTTTGTATAAGCGTAATGTCTAAAATTACAGTCTCTTGGTATAAATTATTTTTCAATTTCAGCCTCTTCAATTTCTTCTGTATCAATAACATCTTCTTTGTCCATAATCTCAAATGCTATTGCAAGTTCCTTCCTAACAGCGTCTGCAATCTCTGGATATTTTGAAATAACATCTCTGAGAACTCTTGATAAGATTTGGTTCACACTTTCTGCCTTCTGCATTCTTGAAATATAATCACTATCAGAAGTGTTCATGCCCAATAGTTTATGCAACTGTGCTTTTTTGGTAGCTAACTCACCCGCTAATTTGATTGCCTGAATTCTCGCTGGCACCATGCCATGATCTGTAGCAATATTGATTGTTTCCCATGCTTCTTTGCTTAACTGGTCAAACTCTTGTAAAGCTTTGATTGTATTAAACTGAACTCTTTCAAGAAAGTAAGGGTCTTCGTCCACCTGTTTAGAAAGTATTTTTTTATACTCTTCTATGTAGTCTTTGACTTCGCCGGGTTTTAATGACATTAAAGATGATATTTCATGTATAGAATAACCTTTTACATGAAGTTGGCCTACATCTTCAACATCTTTTAATTTTTCAATTAAAGTTTGACTTTTTGCTCTTTCAATATCTGGCATATTCTATTACCGTAATCTTTCACTGCAGACTCCCAAATCATTTCATCATATACTTTTACAACATTTTGGTATGTCTTGGCAGAAACTTCTTCATAAGAAGAAATTACATATAACATTTTATCACATAAATCTTGGAAATTTGGCTCTGCCCATTGCCCATGCCCTTCATATATACCATTCATGTTGGCTGTTCCCATTTTATAATCCAAAGCAACTGACAGCTCTGCATACTCCGTACATGCCGTAGCGTTAGTGCATATTGTTGGAATTGCTTTTGCCAAAGATTGATAAGGCAATAAACCCCAACCCTCCCCGCTTGTTGGATATATTAAGCAGTCAACTTGATCGTAAATTAAACTTAATTCGTTTGCTGGCAAATCTACATCAACAACTGTTATGTTAGGCTGATTGTATACACTCTTCATTTCTCCATTTTTAAAAATTCTTGCATCTGGAGAATCAACGCTTTTATAAAGAAGATGAACATCGTCTCTCTCGCCAAACAATTTTAAAAAAGCATTGACAGCAATCTGACTGTTTTTTCTTATTGAAGGAGAACCTATGCTTAAAAATGTAAAAGGTCGGTGTGGATACTTTTTCAAACTTGGGCTGTACAGGTTTTTATCTACCCCCAGTTTAAAATTGAATACAGGCACTTCTACGCCCGAATCAATAAACACATTCTTTGCCCACCGCGAAGTCGTCCAAATCTCATCCATTTTGTTCATGTGCTCAACCCATTCTTTAGGCAAAGCATTTGTTTCCCAATACGAAAATCCGATATTGTACCCATTGCAATAAGAATAATCATTTGGAAGACGATTATTAATTAAAATATCACAATCAACATTTATACCTTGTGATTGATATTGAATACCAATACCAGATGTAGTTAAAATTTGGACATCACTTGGTATTAAACATGTTTTTTCTATTTCAAACTCAAAAGAAGCAAGATGGTTGAAAATATTATCTTCGGCGTTCTTATATCCTTCATTTCTTTCTTGAGCTAAACTTGTTCCATTCCAAACAATTTTTGTCATATTATTCTTCTGGGTCAAATGCAAGTTCTCTACCAGAATTGTTAGCGGCTTTCTTTAATTCTACAAGCGAATAACCGTGTAGTTTTGTATATTGCACCCTGTAGTTGTACCAGCCAGATGTTCCTACCCAAAACTTTGGGTCTGTATCTTTTGCTAATTTTTCTAGTTCCTCTGCTTCAAGTAAGAAACTTAAAACACCCAAAGGCATATACACTGTCATGTCGTAATTTTCATGTTTTTCTTTTGCATATTCAGCCAAAAGGTCTTGGTACATTTTAATAATTCGCTTTACCGGCTCACCAGTAAAATGATCAATCTCTCCATTGGCATTTCTAATTCTGGGGCAGTAACTGTCTACAGTTGTAATGGTTCCAAAAGTTCTACACACCATCGGGCGGTATTTATAAATAGTGCATCCGTTTTTGTAGAAAGCACAAAGCCTTTTGGATTCACCACCTGGTTGCCAACTTTCATCATACATGGCATCAATCAGGGCATTTTTAATACCATCAAACCATTCATCAGCAGCTTCTTGTCCCTTATCCTCTAATACCAAATAATAATTTTGATTTAAATTATAAGCTATATTGGCACACTCAGTCATTGGAATAACAAGACCAATGTGACAGCACTTACCAGAGCCTAAGCACTTGTATTCGGTTGTGTTCTGCTTTGCCTCAATTACTCTAATTTGGTTATACACCATATCTAATTTTGCAAAAGTTGTGATATCTCTTGCTGTTACACTTCTTTTCATTTTCCTAATCCCTTTCTTCTTTTTCTATTCTCTTTTGCTCTTTGTCTTCTTCTTCTTTCAACCTCTAACTGCATTGCTGATTTTGGTTTTCTTAAAGAAGTGGCGGCCAGGTTTCTTCCTTTGCCTCTAAATTTAAGCAAATCATATTTCTTTACCCAGTTATATAAGGCCTGGGGAGTTATAGT